TTTCGATCTTGTTTCTTTTTATCCCAGTATGATTTTTTCTTCCCGTTGACCCACTTGCTTGCACGAAACTCTGACACTAGCTGGGCGTAATAATCCTCCGGCAGATCGCTCGAGAAATGAACAGCGCCTTGACCTTCTGCCCGCTTCCATCTGGCGTACAAGTAGTCTTTTGCCGTGTCCGTTCCTATATGCCATAGCGTTACACCCTTTTTGATTAACTTACCATTGTACTTGTAATCCGTTTGCGATGGCCGTGTAGGGATGATTGGCCGATCTGGTCTCGCGTCGCCCTTGATCGGAAAGAATCCTTTTGTTTTTGCGCGCATCGTAAAGTTGTAAACCTCTTGTGTATGCAAGCCGCCCGAGTCTACAAAGATTTGCGATACAGGTATAGTTGATCCGCCAGCATGAGCATACGGCACAGTGAGCAGATCGTAGGCCTGTTTCCATGTCGCCTCATCCGATGGATCGGAATTAATCACACGGTAATCAACAATCCAGCACTCCATAGCATCAGCCCACCCAACAACTTTAACCTCAATCCTATCGCCCTGGGTATCAATTGCAGCAGTCAGCACCGTGACAGGCAATGGCACAGTGCCAAGCCTGTAATCCTCAGCGCGTGCCATAAGTGTACTTGCTTGTGTTGTTTCAGTTGCACGATCCCAACAACGCGCCAGACGTGTGTTATAAAACACAATCATTTCAGAATCATCGCCAAGATCAAGCAGCGTTTTAGCGTCAGTATATTGCTTATGTAGCCCTGTCCATGACAGCCAGCCATAAGGCAAGAACATAGCCGATGCAGTAAATGATTCGGTAGTGCTGGCAATTACCGGGTCAGACCATAAGCCATTCTTAAACATCGCAGATTTATCTGACTCTTTGTGTAGTCCACCACATTCAATGCACGGATATTGCGCTTCCCCGTCAACTATTGACAAGTTCTCGAAAAGCAAATCCTGAGCATGTCCGCAATGTATGCACTCAGCCATAGCATACCTTTGTGTGCCCTGCTTATACAGTGATTGTATTCTGGATTCGCCGTCGATTGTTGGCGATGAATAGTAGTAGGATTTTTTATTATGCTCGAACGTTGTCTGTCTTGCCTCAGCCAACTTAACCGGATCACCTTCCTGGTCGACGTTAGCATCGCACCTATCCAGTTCATCAATAGCTACACGGCGCGCAGGAACTTCAGCCAGATTTGCAGCACTACCAGCAGTGGGCATAAATAAAGTGCCTCCGATGTACTCTTTTACCTCTTGCGTATTCTTTGCGTCCCTTGAATTTGGCTTGGCTACACGTTCGCGCAGCACATCGACCGCCTTGATAACCTTATCCACCCGAGCCGATAAACGTTTTGCTAGTGCGCCTGTGGGCATGAGCCACAAAAAATTACTTGGTGACTGATGCACGGTAGCGCCAAACCAGTTCATGCCGATCTGCGTTTTAAACATCTGGCTTGCTACCATAGCAACCACTACTTTGCATTCATGGTCATCAGATAAGCAGTCCATTATCTCGCGTGCATGTGGTGTACGTTGTGTCCTGTAGTTACCGTATTCATTGCTTCCGGTAGACTTCGGGATCACCATGTGCTTGTCTGACCACTCCCAAACTTTTAGGTTAGAGTCAGGCGTCAAGCCTTCCGACATCTTGTTGTATAGGGATTGGTAGCCGATCATTTATTTCTTACGCCAGCTTTCTTTCACATCTTGACCTATTAAATACCCATTAAGAAACGTCTCTATATCCATAGCGTGCGCCTCTTTTTGTTCCATTCCGATATCCTGAACAACAACCTTCACAAGCTCCACACGTATTTCTTTTACTTTCTTTTTTGCGTCAGCATATTCGTGTAATAATTTTACAAGTTCTCTGTTATTCATAATCTATCACTCCACCACAGGCAATTTAGAAAACTGATCCAACACCGCCCTGAACTCGCGCTCTAGTAGTTGTTCTATTTGTTTAATGTCAGTCATTGGCGCAACCTCAGGTGCAACACGACGGGAGCAATTCATCAAGATGTCCCGAAATTGCCGCGACCGTTCAAAGATAATCTTATCAACATGGTCACGATCAACCAGCTTGCCTATACTTTTCTGATAATCAGCGTCAGCCTGTAGTGCGGCAGCCTTTTCCCGCAATGCTCGCGCGTTGTTGTACAGTTCTAGGCTGTTGGTTGTCTCAAGATCAAGCTGCGTCGCGCACACTTCGCCGGTTAACTCATCGTAGGTTTTCTCTTTTGACCTGTCCCGAAACGTTCCACCGTTTAGTTTTATGGTTGCGTTAAGTTTGTCGATGGATTCTTTTACCAAAACCTTGTCGTGACCAGATTGTATTTCCTGTTTGATTGTGTTATTTCTCACAGACAATTGGCGCGAGTAAGTCTTACTAATGTACACGCATTCCCCGCCGTAATGCTTTGATATTTCTATGCAAATTTTATTAAGCTGGGGTTCTGGAAGTTCGTTCCCTAGTGCAAACCGCAGCCCGCTGAAAAAATCATCTTTAGACTTAATTCCACGCTTGCGCATTAAATGTCCCCCTCGGTTTAAGTCTGATTTTCTTTTTAACTTGCTCTACTGGTTGTTGCAATTCCTGTTTATCTTCAATGACTTGCTCAGTTCCAGACAATAACTTTTCATGACGTTTTTTCCACTGCGCACTGGTCAACCGATGCAATCCCAACTTGTACGCAGCAGCAAGATTATACACCATTAAATCAAGACCTTCATTTCGATCTTGTTTCTTTTTATCCCAGTATGATTTTTTCTTCCCGTTGACCCACTTGCTTGCACGAAACTCTGACACTAGCTGGGCGTAATAATCCTCCGGCAGATCGCTCGAGAAATGAA